GAAAGCTTTCCATAAACTCTTCGCGCGTAAGATCTTTTCCTATCTTCTTCTCTATATACTGTTGTCCTTTATTTGTAAACAAGTTTTTCGCTTGTACACAAAACGGGCAATTATCTTTTGTATAGATCAGTACATTCTTAGTCATCGCTTGTTACTTTGCTGTAAATACCAGTTGATCGATTTTTTGGATTACCCCAAACGCTGTTCGCACGCACTTTAATAAAGCGCTTGTTAGTCTGCGTACCAGGAACAGTAATCCATGGATTCTGTCCTTTGCCCCAAGCCTTTAGCTTGTTATAGGCTTTTTCACCTTCGCTGCGATCTTGGCGAACTTCTTTTACACCTGCCACAATATTGCGGCGCTGTCCTTTTGACACGACAGTCTTACGTGTTCTCTTCTTACCCATTATAACACCTCACTTTTTACTTATTATAGATTACTTATAATACCAAACAGATATAATGTACACAAAATTATTAGGATAGTACTAAACTTTATTGGTTTAGATTTACGTGTCCTAACTTTTTTGGTTTTCTTTGGCTTAGCGGTTGTTTGCTTAGGAGGACTAAGACTTTTTCTAGAAATCCAGCCATCTGCGCTGCGCTGTGTAAGATATGATTTTCTTTCACCAGTATTTAGATTTGTAGTTGTAGTAAATCTAGAATATTTAGATCCGCTACTCGTAGAAATCTTAGACGATTTCTTTGGTCCTTTGAACGACTGTGTGTAAGTGGTGCGCGTACCGCCCTTTCCACTACGAGTCGTTCTTTTAAACGCCATTACAATACTTTGGTTTCAATCAAAGTTAGACCGTGTTCTCTGTCGATATACTTATATTCGACCTGGACAGGAGCCCATTCTTTCATAGCTTCGAAGACGTCATCAGTATTCAAAGCACTACATGTATATACATCAAGCTGGGCAAGAGCAGGTTCGCACTCATCCCAAACATGCAGAGCAATATGACTCGTCTCAATGATAGTGACTGCAGTCAAACCACGATTACCAACCATATCAGAATACACTGCATACGGTCCCATTAAAATTTTCATATCGATTTGATTCACGAGTTTTTTCATCCATGTTTCAATGGACTCTGTACACTGCGGAGGCTGATTTAGCTCTGCTCTTACAATCAAATGCTTGTGTTCTAGTACTTTACCCACCTCATAAATTCTCCTGTTCGGGGTTGAAAAGCAAAGCCTTCACGTGGCTTGTCTGAATTTTACACGATACCCAACTATTATAATATTTAGGATCTAAGATAGCATCCGTATCAAATATATATTTCGTTTCGAAATAATTACATTCTCCGCGACTCTTACACAGCCTTAAAATGGTTCTACGAAAGCTATCTTTTCCGTAGTAATCAATGTCTTCTTTGAGGGAATTCGAAGAACCGTAGTAGTCTCGCCAATCGGACTCTACGCGAATCTTCTTTCGTTTGCCTTTGACAGTTTTATATCCGGCCTTTGTCAGAAACTTGCGGCCTATATATTTCTTGCCATTCACTAGATTTTCGATGAGATATATGAAGCCATAGTAATCTTCAACATCAGTAAATTCTTTGTCTTCGTATAACCAACTCATAGATCAACTTCCAAAAGAAGGGGAAAGATCTATTTATTCGTCATATTCTTCGTCGAATGGATCTTCAAGCTCAAGCTCTGCAGAACAATATGGACAGTATTCTGGAAGAGCGGTATTTTCTGTGATTATTTTAAATTCCTCATCACATGAGGGGCAAGTTATCCAATCCATTATAGCGTAAATCCTTTAAACGTGTTTTCGTCGACATCCTTTTTAACTCCACCGATTACATAACTAGTAATTTCTGTTTCTTGCGGAGCAACCTGAACGTCTGAACCCGAAATCCACTTCTGTGTCCATGGCAAAGGATTCGCACCAGGTTTACCATTCAGTCCAATTGCACCCATACGTTTCGCTGCGATATGGTCCACGTAGTTACAAAGAAGCTCTTCGTTCAGACCAATCATTGATCCGTTCTGAAATAAGTAATGTGCCCAACTTTTCTCTTGCTCGACCACTCGGTGAAACATATCGATGCATTCAGCGCGTGTTTCTTCTTGTATGCGAGCAAAGTCTGGATCCTCTTTCGGTAGAATTTTGAGGAGTTGCTGAGTTGAGGCAAGATGAACGTTCTCGTCCCGCGCGATGAGCTTAATGATCTTTGCGTTACCCTCCATCTTCTTAACTTCCGCAAAAGCCCAACTGCATGCAAACGAGACATAGAATCTTACTCCTTCTAAAGCATTCACGGCATTCAGGCAAAGCCAGAGATCTTTCTTATGCTCGTATGCATGTTTCTTATCATGCTTGAATAAGGCATATTGACTGTTAGCAGTGATCAGACGATCATAATACTTACTGATGTCATGAGCACAGTCTGCTATTTCTTGGATGTCGAGCATCTCGTCAAATACCCTTGACGGATCTGAATAAACGTTTCGAATGATATGAGTGTAGGATCGACTATGAATCGTTTCGGAAAATGTCCATGTTTGGATCCAGGTTTCGAGTTCGGGGAGCGAACAAATCGGTAGAAACGCCAAGCTAGGCGCACGTCCTTGTACAGAGTCAAGAAGAATCTGTCTTTTGAGATTGCTTGTGAAGATGTGCTTTTCATGGTCGGTTAACCCTTTAAAGTCTTTGCCGTCTCTTGACAGATCTACTTCTTCTGGACGCCAAAAGAATCCGAGTTGTTTGTCTGTCAGCTTCTCGAATATACTATAGCGTTGCTTATCATAACGAGCAATATTGACTTGCTTTCCGAAGAAACAAGTTTGCTCTGTAGCATCAAACGTTTCGTTTGAAAATACTGTCATTCGACTCTCCAGGTACTGTCGTTAAGTTTGAGATCCTTAGGCCAATCGCCTTCGGTGTATGATTTATCATGGAATCGAAGTTCATTTGTAGGCATGATAGTCAGCCTACCATTATCTAATTGGATAAACATGAATTCCTTCGACTGAGAAGGATGCTGTGTATATCCATCGTTCATCGGAACGACCGTAAAAAGATAACGACCAAAAAGGCCGCTTCTTCGAATCTCTGCTTGTTGGCTGTGTAGATAACTATATATCAACACCGAAAACTGATCGCCGTAGCAATCCCATATTTGTGTGTCTTCGAGGTGCCAAGTTTTTTCCGGATTTGGAGCAAATGCTAATGCATGAGGAGGAACACCTCTCCAGACCGCACCGCATTCAAGCATGACATGACAACCCCACGAATGACCAGCTTTGGCATGCAGAGCAAACCAAATACAAGGCTCATATGTGTTCGGTTTGGTATCTTTACGAATGAACGAAGAATCTACCCAACAATAGATGTGATGCGGAAGATTTCCTGATCCCGTGTATAGCAATTACCAGTCCTTCGCTTCGAGCCACTGAATATGGTTCTGCGGAACTGTTCGTGTTTCAATTTCGCCTGTCTTAGTGTCTTCAATCGTGAGTTTCACTGCAGTTGAATTCGGTCGTGTTTCATGTTCATGAACAAACCAAATTTTACCTGCATCGGCCCACATATCATTATCTAGTTTGATGTATTGCATTATCTTCCTTGTCCACGATACGCTTTAAAGTTTCTCTTCTTGTGCTTATTCATCGACGACAACTTAGGACGTCTTGTATCTTGTGATGTGCCTGTTACGATCTTTACGTGTTGTACAGCTCCAGCTGCTGGCGCTTTTCTTGCCATTTAAAACTCCTGTTAGATTTTACAAGAGTCACAGTCCTCATCATCTAGTTGCCCCTGTGCTAGTGGTTTAGATTCTTCAATTTCACCAGCACCGTCGAAGGTGTTGAAATAGTAGAGCGTCTTACCGCCATACTTGTAGTGCATCAAAATATGTTTAATCATCTCTGACATCGGAATCTTCTCATCCTCATAGTGACGAGGATTATAAGAAGTGTTTACCGAGATCGCCTGATCAATAAACTTCTGTAGGACCGCCATAATCTTGAGATAACCCTCAGGAGACTTTTGATCCCATAGTAATTCGTATTTATTCTTTAGTCTTCTTAGCTCTGGAACAACTTGCTTCAGTACGCCATCCTTCGATTGCTTGATCGAAATGAGTGCACGAGGTGGTTCAATGCCATTGGTCGAGTTACTGATCTGAGCAG